CCGATCATGGAATTACTCCGTCAGCAGTTGCATATCCGGGTGCGCCTTAAGGAAGGCGTACTGATCATCGCCGCAAGCAGTGACCCGGCCGGCGATGACCGGCAAGATGCTCTCATCTGGCATGATCAGTGTGCGTGAGGTGTACCGGGTGTCGCGAAACACTCGTGCTGGTCCGATGGGGGCCGGTGATTCGGTTTGGACTGTCTCAGGCAACGCAGCGTCGGCAGTTGCCCGCTCGGTCCTCGTTTGCGTTTTGCTCATATGGGTTGCTCCAGAAATGCGAAAGCCCGCACGTGGCGGGCTGTGGATAAATGTCGGAGTCAGTGGTTGTGGTTCGGCGTGTTGCCACCGGTATCGATGATTTTTCCGCCGCCGTTGATATCGCCCGTGACCTGTAACGGGCCGTTGATCAGCACATTGCCGGTCAGGGTGATATCACCTGCCGTGGCGTTGATCTCGCTGTCCGTTACGACCACTTCGGTTCCGCCGACTTTGATGGTCACGGTACCGCTGGGCACGGTGATGGTGTAGGTACTGGCCTGCCAGTCATAGACCAGCGAACCACCATCATCGAAACGCCACACCTCGACGTGGTCGCGGTTGTCCGGCGGTGCCCCGGCATCGCCATACAGACCGGGGATAAATGTGCCCTGCGCCACATCACCGCTGGCACTCACCAGAGTTCCCTGCTCGCCTATGCTGGGCGCTCGCCAATGACGGGCTTTGCCGGCGGCGATGCTGTGCCAACGCACCCAGGCACTGACCCAGTCCCCATCCGACACCCGACATGCGGGCGGCGAAGCGGTCAGGTCCAGCGCGACCACATAACAATCCTTGACCAGGCCGGCCAGCATGCGGTCATGTTGCGCGCTGGGGTAGCTCATGCCATATCCTCCGGTGGTTGATAGCTTCCTTCGCTTCCAGGGCCAGTGTCAGGGCTGAAGCCCCAGAGCAAGGATCCTGGCGGTTGATTCGGCCACGGCCACTCTTCCTTGCCTAAGTAAATGCCCTGGGTCCACTCGACGACCCACACCGCATAGCTGTCGAGCTCCGGCCGGGTCCAGTCCTGTGATGCCTGGATGAACTCTGCAGGCTCGACCGCCAATCCCCACGTCTGCATGCGCAGCAAAATAATCAGCTGAGCCGCGATGAATGCCGCTACCTGCTGACAGCGTTCGTGATCGCTGCCGACAATGATGCGTGCTTCGAATCGCGCCTCGACACCGACTTCGCCAGTGCCGGGGTCCCGACCGGGCTCCAGTTCGACCAGTTCGAGCACCACAGCGGGAATGGGTACGTGCTGCAACATGTCAGGCATGGTGCAGATGTATGCCAAGCCGGGGATAGCCTGGGCGATCTGTTCTTCAATGGCTGAGTAAAGATGGTCGAGAGGAATGATGGGATCAGGCATGGGCTGATTTCCTCAAGTATTTTTGCAGCTCGAAATTCATCTCCTGCTCCAGGATCTCAAGCAGTCGCTGATGCGCACGACGCGACCATTCCTCAAAGTGAGGCCGCACGTCGTCGAGCGATATTTTGGCCTTGGCCAGTGGATAGCGGCTACCGTTCTCGGCAATCCAGCCCGAACTTGGCCCACCGCCGCCTGACACGTCACTGTCGGGATAGTCGCTTGCTCTGAAGTGCTTACTGGCGGTACGAATCCAGATGTCAGGCTCGCTGCCATAAACGGACTTGTAGAACGCCCCCTGGTACTTGCGACCCGCGACAGAGACGCCAGAGCGGCCCTGTCGTACCCGGCCTGCGCGACTGGCCTCAATGGGATTGACGCCAAACCACAACTTGGCTTGCTCGTTGGAGTTGACTGGGTAAGCCTTTAGTCGCTGACGCACAGCGGCGATGGCGATTCGAGCTTGCCGGCCTACCGCTCGTGCAACGTGAGTGCGCAACCAACGCAGCGTCTTATTCAGGGCTCGCCGTTGAGCTGCACGGGCGGCTTGTGGAACAAGAGCGGCAAAGTCGGAGAACGCATCCTTATCGGCTTGAGCCAGTTGCAGCGTGAACAGACCGGAGCTGGCCGAGGATTTGACATGACTGCCGACGCTCATCGCACCTCCCGAAGAATCAAGTTGACCCAACCGGTGCCATCCGGCTCACGTTTGACGATGACATAACGCCCGCCCCCATCTTCTGGCATCAGCTGGACAGTGATTAACTGGCCATCCGAAATGAGGTGGGCATCAACAATACGGACGGCGAACACTGGCTCGCGTATACCGGTGTTGATCCTTCCCACCTTTGGTTGCAACCAGGGCGCCGAGAAGAATCCCGGCACCGGTAAGTCACGACCGTCGACCAGAGCCTCGTCGCCCAGGACATCCAGCAACTGCGTATCCATCGCTGCAACCTGGTCACGGAAAGCCATCAACTATCTCCGTCATCCGAGGCGGCGGATCCGGACTCCAGCTTGCCACGCTTGGCAATCACGCCTTCTTCGAGCAACAGATCCCGGATCTCAGTACTGGGCGGAAAGTACACATCGCCTTTTCGCACCACCTTGGCACCGTCCTGCACACAGCCTTCGATCACAACGTATTCAACTTTCGCGGCCATCTCACACCACCTTTGCAAAGACGAAGGCGTTAGGCTCCAGCATCCCAGCCAGGGCTGCGCTTTGCAGCTTCAACCACCGTGCGCTTGGATCCTGAGTCACCCAGCTTTTAGGGAAACGGGCGGCTTCGACCAGGCCGCTTTCAATCGCCTCGATGTCCTTGATCGCGCCATACAGCATCGCGTTTCGAGTCGAGGTCGAGCCCAGCATCAAGCCGCCGGTAGGTACCATCTGCTGCTCGTCACCCTCATCGTCCAGGTACCACTCGTCATAGACATACAGGTCGATGCCGGGGTCGTTCAGATAGCCGAGATAGGTCACACCGTCCGGCAGTTCTTCAGGCTTGATCACGCCCATGTCCACCCGGCGAGAGTTGAGCTGCTTCAACACTGTCTCGTTGCGCTGGAAAGCGTCCTGGGCTTCGCCACTGAGCACAGCGACGTTGCCGGTACGCCCGGAATCCTTGGCAATCTGGCGCTTCCACTGCCGCAAGTTGGCAATGGGGTCGGAGTCTGCCGTGTTCCAACGCCCGGCCCCCAACACGATCTTGTGGCTGTCATCCATCAGAAAATCGATGGTGTCGTCGACGCCATCGCCCAGCACCCGAACGCGTCCAGTGCTCAGCGCCTGAGCGCACATCCACTCTTCGCGGCGAGTGATCTCGTCGTCCAGGTCGATCAGGTCGCGCCCCAACTGCTCGCCCGCTCGCTCCAGGGGAGTCCGCGAGGAGAATGGGTTATCCCCGGCAGCACGCTTGAGGATTTGTTCTGCCCGAGTCTCGCGCTTGGGCTGGATGTAGGGCGGCTTGTACGTTTCGGAACTGAAACCGTTACGAAGCGAGACACTGCCGGGCAGCGACGGGTGTACGAAAGGGGCCATCTTGCGTTGGCCCTTGATGATGTCGATGGTCACCGCCTCAGTCCCGAAAGTTACGGGGTTACCGGCATTGAAAAAAGTGTTCATCAGGAAGCGACGAGGCGTGTTCATTTGCTCGACGGCTTCGAGCATGGTCAGGGTGTCAAAAATGTCGGTCATCAGGTGCTCCGGTCAGCGGATGAAAATGCAGAAAGGTCGAAGGGCGGCTTTGGCCGCAGCCAAGGTCAGGCCCTCACCGAGGTGGAGCTGGGTGCCCAGCACTTGGCCTGTCAAACGAATGGGCGCGCTCTTGGCCCCGCCCGTGGTGTCTACGTCCTCGTCGAGGATGGCCGAAGGTACCTGGGAGCCGTCTTCAGCAGCGGTTTTGCACAGCACGAACTCTTTCGAACTGGTTACCTGCCCCAGGACAGATCCCCGCAGGAGCGTCTGGCCGGCGGCGATCAAACCGGTGTCCATTGCAATGGGAAAGTCACCGGCAGAAAGGTGGCTCGGCTGGTAGGTTTTACGTTCCGGGTTGCTCATGAATGTCTCCTGTCAGCGGCGCGAAGCGCCCGCAACGATTGCACTGACGGCTGCCTGGCGTTCGCCCTGCTTGCCATCACCGCTTGGGGTTGTAGCCGTCACGCCCTGCGCATCGCTCTTGATCGCAGACAGAGAGATCCCGCGATCCTGAGCCGCCTTGAACAATTGCAAGGCAGTAGCCTCGACCGTGGTGCCAGCATCGATAGCCGCTTCAATTTCCTTCTCGAAGCCTTTGCTGGCCAGGGCGTTAATGCCCTTGATGCGATCACGTTCTGCAGCGGCGCCTTCGGCTCGAATGGCGCCGAGGTCAGGCTGCTGAGCCTGGGCGATTTCGATGGAGTTCGGATCAGTGCCGGCGGCCAGCGCAGTACGCAGCTCCGCCGTGGTATGTACGGTGGTCATGGTGGTTTTCCTTGGGACAGTGATGGCCGGTTTGGCCAGTTCGGTGATGAGGGATTCAAGCGAGCCCAACCGATGGGCCAGACCCGACTCAACAGCGGCGGCTCCGACGCGTAATCCGCCGAAGTCACCCATTGCGGGGACCTTGGCGGCGTCGGTGCTCAGGTTTCGCGCCACCTTGCCGACGAAGACTTCACCGAGGGCATTCACGGTTTCACCGATCTTGGCGCGCCCTTCTTCGGTTGCGAGATCGGGCCGCTTGTTCGGGGCGTTGCTGCTAACGATCTGATAGCGTTTGCGACCGTTGGCAGCGTCACTTTCAACGACAGCCTCAACGACAACGCCGATGCTCCCGGCCAAACTGGCTTCATCGATGACGATCTCGTGCGCTGCCGAGGCGATCCAGTACGCAGCGCTCGCCCCAATGCCACCGATGTACGCCACGATCCGCTTGCGCTCTCGACCCGCGAATATCATCTCGGCCAGTTCATTGATGCCGGAAGCGACACCGCCAGGGCTGTCGATGTTGAGCACAATCGAACGGACTTTGGGATCGTCCAGCGCTCGCTGGATGTCCGTGCCCAGGACCTGAGTGCTGGTAGCGCCACTGATTTCAGTGAACATGTTTGCGTAGCGAAAGATCGGCCCAGTTACGGGGATCACTGCCACGCCGTTTCNCATAGTGACTTTGCGGGTATCTTCCAGCCGCTCGCCGCGNCGGGTNGCCAGGGCCATCGGATCGCCCATNCGGTCGGCGATGGTCAGCAAGTTNTCCAGGGCGTCAGGCAGCATTAGCCANGGCTGCGACGCAGCCAGCTCAAGTGCTCGAGGCATATTCAGTCCTCTTCGGATTTGGGGTCAGGCGGGTTTTCTAGCCCGCCCTTGGGCAGGGCCTGCAGGTTTTTAGCGCGGCGTTGCTCCACTTCCCGTACACGCTGACGGAACACCTGCTGCCAGGGCTCGCCGGTCATGGCCGCTGTTTCGAGGGTTTCGTTGCTCACGCCAATTTCGATGCGCTTACCGGCCGCGTTGGCTTCCTTCAGCTCATCAATAGCCCCACGGGCCGGACCGATCCAAATGGCCTGACAGTAGGCCTTGCGCTTGGCTGGGTCGCCGTAGCCCGGTAGGTCGATCAGGCCCCTAGCCACGGCTTCGTCGATAATCAGCTCACGGCTTGGCTGGCAGAAATCACAGGCAAGCCACCAACGACGCAGACTGTAGAAACGCCAAGCCTGAAGCATGGCGGCGCGGGCCGCGCTGTAGCTGCTGCTGTAATGGAGCAAGAGCTCTTCAAGTGGCAGCTCCAGGGCAGCGCCGATCTCTTTCACCACGGCGGTGAAGAAGGGATCAAACTGGGCATTGGGTCGGCCTGGGTTCGCTACGACTGGCTCTTCACCAACGCCGAGGTCAATCACGGCCCCCTCGCCGAGGGCCAGCTCGCCATCGGTGGTGTCATCGCCTTCAGGGCGCTCGTCCGCCAACGCAGTCATCGGCAGGTTGCCGGTTGGGAAATCAGAGCTCTTTTTGATGAACACCGTGAACATTGCGGAGATCACGGCGGCCATAAGCTCCGCGCTGCTGTAGCGCTCCAGCTTTTGCAGCGGCTCCAGCACAGGCGCCAGGTAGGGAGCCCCCCGCTTCTGACCTGGACGTTCCTTGTCCGCCAGGACGTGCAACACACGCCGTCGGCCTGTCTCCTCACCGAACGCGGTAAGTCGCTCCCAGCTCAGTGGCTTGCCGGCCAGATGCTCGCCGGGATAGCCGGTACAGACGTGATAGGCCACGGGCGCGCCCAGCGAATCGAACTCAACGCCATCAACCAGATTGACCCGGTCCATACCGCCGTTCGGATTGCCGACCCGATCCGACTCGATCAGTTGCAGTCGCGTGCTGAAGACACAGCCCGGCCGCTCCTGATCCGGGCTGGCAACCAACACATCACCAGCGACCAGCGACGACACCAAGACCAAGGCTTGCAGCTGGTAATGATTGAGGGTCGCTTCGGCATCACACTCCCTCGGATCATCGGCATACAACGACCAAAGCCGGTCCAACCGGCCATTGAGTTCGTCTGCCTGCTCTTCGGTAAGGCCTAGGGCCTCATGGTCCACCTGGGCGCGGCACACCAGCCCGGTGCCCACGACATTGGTGCGCAACCGGGTGATGGCAGCGCGGGCTATCAGATGGTTACGCATGGCGTCCCTGGACCTGGCCACCAGCATTCGCCGCTCGCTCTGATTGAAGTCTCGTCGCGGACTCCCGAGGCCAGGTATCCAGCTGGCCATGCTGCGCAGCATGCGCGAAGCGCCTCGCCAGCGAGTTTCAACACCGCCGCCACCGCCCTGAGCAACAATCTGCTGGCCGTCCACCGAAGCCCTGGCCACCTTAATGGCCTCGCGCATCAGCAGATCGGCCGGGCCTTCACGCTTACTGAATGGCCACATGATCAGATCCCCAGGTACGAGACGCGATTACGGCCTCGACCACGCAGCGCCGCCTGTTCGTTGGCGACTTCCTGGGCATATTGTTTCTCCAGCAGCCGCAAGCTGTTGAGCTCTGCCAGTTGTACCTCACGATCAGCCCGGCGCAGGCGCTGACCTTTTTTCAGGACGTCAGAAATTGCCGCCCTAACTTCAGCTAGGCGCTGTTGTGCGTCAGTCATGGTTGATTTCCTTAATAGCCCGCTCGACTGCGGGTGCCCCGCCCACGAGCGACTACTCGGCGCGGTACCGGTGAGACCGGTTGTTCGGTGTTGAACAGCGTTGGCTGCATCAGTTGCTGTTCCAACTGGTCCCACTCGTTGTCACGTAGCAGATGCGTTTTAAGGCTACGTGCGGCGTGCAGGGCATACACCTCGCAGTCCAGGGCTTCGTTGCGGCGCCCTGCTTTTTTTTGCCAGACCATCTTGCTGGGGTTACGCGCATGCGGCGCCAGCACTTCGTTGGTGAGCTGTTCGTAGTAATCCGAACGGATCTCGCTGTACCAGTGCATGCGCCCAGGTCCGACCCCCTTCAAGCGGAGACGACCATCGATCAGCGTCTTGGCCTTGTGCGTGCCAACGATGTGCACCCGCAGGCCATATTTCGCCGCTTTGGTGTTGTCCTGGGAGGTATCCACAGACTGCGGAGGTTTGGTGAAGATTTCCTTATCGCGGCTGTCAATCGATGCACCTTTAATCGCCATGATGTTGAAGCGCTGCCGATCACGGACATAGCTGTAAACGGCATCGCTGGTATTACCGTCCGAGCTGTCGATGCTGACCGCCGACACCGCCAGGTGCGCGCCGCCCTCGGTGGGAATTGGTTGAGCAATGACCCGATCCAGTTCCTGCCAGACGCTGTCGTGGGGGTCGATTGGGTTGCCGTGTAGCTCACCCCAATAGAGCCGCCAGGACTCTTCGCCGCGCCCCCATCCGGTGATGACCAACGCCAGACGATCACCTTGCACATCCACACCCACGGTGACCAATAACACGCCCCTGGGCGCTGTCAGTTCGGCGTATGGCTCGGCCCGCTTCTCCAGTTCGTCTGTCTTGGGCGCGTCGCTTTGGTACTCGTAGCTTTCGCCCTTGGAGCTGTTCACAAAGGCAATCATCGGGCCGATGTTGCCTTGCGCCGCTGCGTGTTCCGCCTGGAGCTTTTTCTCCATCAACGCCTGAAAGCGTGACCCCCAAAAGGTAGCGTACAGCTCATTGAGGATGTAGCCGGCAATCCCGCGAAACTCAGCCGTGGCCTGCCAGCGCCCGTGCTTGAGGTTCGCGTTCTTCTGGTTGTCGTCCCAAATCGCGCCGCAATGTGGGCACGAATAGAACGCCTTCTCCGGCCGTTTTTTGCCGTAGACCTCGTGGTGATACTCGGGGTCTTCATCGCAGTGAAGGTTGTCAAAGCTCAGCGCATGTTCCTGGCCGCATTCGTGACACGTCACCAAACCGATGCGCTTGTCCGACAGTTCCAGCTCCGCATCAATGGCCGACAGGCCTTTGATCGTTGGCGTGCCGCCGATGATGATCTTGGAACGGCGAAAGGTTTTCAGACGCTCCTTGGCTAGCTTGATGCTGTCGCCCTGCCCGCGCAGGTTGAGGTTGCAGTCGTCGGGCTCTTCAATGGCTACACGCGGTACCGGTGTAGATTTCACGCTGGCCGGGCTGTTGGAGCCCACCATCTTGAGGAAACCTCCAGGGAAGCGCTTAAAGTCTTGGCGCTGCTGCAACTTGCGGCTACGCAAGTCGACCTTCTTGCGAAGCCGTGGTGTCGCCTCGATCATGGGTTCGAGCTTCTCACCCACGTACTGCTTGGCGGCTTCGGCCTTGGGAAACAGCACCAGGATCGGCGACGGATCAATGTCGATCCACTTGCCCAGAGCGTTACCCAGAACGCCCGATGTCCAGGCAACCTGAGCCGACTTGCGGCCTACGATTTCGGTGACCGCAGGATCGTCCAGCGCCTCCAGAGGGCCGCCGGGCCAGGTCAGGTGAGGCGTGACGTTGAAGCGATATTTGCCGGGGCGGGCTGACTCTTCTGGCGCCAGCCAGCGGTATTTTTCCGCCCATTCGATAATGCTCATGCGCGGCGGCGGTGCCCACTTCCGGCAGGCGCCGCGCAGCGCGTTAATCGCCGTCTTTTTCAAGGCCCTCCGGATCGTCCGGTTCGTCAGAATCTCCATCTGACTGGGCATCATCCTTGTCATAGTCTGACAGCCTCCTCAGGATGGTTTCGATGGGGTCGGCGATCAGGCGCTCGTCAACTTCAACGCCGTAACGCGCCGACAGTTGTTCCGCCAACTCATCCGGAAATGAATTGAGCAGCTCGACTTTGGCTGCCGTGATCATTGCCTCAAAGCGTCCGATCAGATCCGCCGCGATAACGACCTCGCCCAAATCCTTGGCCAGCGCCAGCTCTTCACGATTGGCCCTGACCCGGTCCAGCCGGTCACGAGAGGATTCTTTTTTGCCGTTGAGTGCGGCCTGCTGCATCAACCACTGGATCACCGCTTCGGTGTCATACTGGTTTTCGTTGCCCCGCCCCAGGCCGAACTCGATTACCGGCATCCCGTCGTTCTGCCATCGGGTCAGCGTGCGTTCATCGCGGCCGACGATCTCGCTCAAGTCGGCTTTGCTGACTCTCCTTCCCATAGCTAACCCCTTGAAAAGACGGACATCCCTGCAAAAAACTCAGCTGCAGGGAATCCGCGAGTTCGGTAAC